TGCAGCTTCTATTACAGGTTTCAATCGTGCAGAAGGCACATTCTTGATCTACGATGTTCCTACAACCACAACATTTAGATATTATGCCAAGGCCAAAGTAGGAACCAGCAACGGACAGGTATTGGCCACTTCGACTACACAGCTAAGACAAGCATCATTTTATACAGGTGCTTCGGTCGGAACACCAACATTCACTGTTGCTTCAAACGGATCGAGCGGATCATTCCTTTCAACTCTAAGAACAGAAACAGGTCAAAACACCATTGCATTCACAGGAACAGCACCACCAGTTGGTGCACCATTAAGTGGCAGTGGAATTAACGCAGGCACACAGATTGCTGGTGTGTTTGGAGGTTCTAATTCAGACGGTATCGTTGACTACAAGTATGTAAAAACAACTTATTCGGCAGGTGCAACATCCGTCACAGTAGTTGATACTAACGATTTAAGTGCTGGTATGGCTGTAGGCAACGAAGGTAGTCCAAATTTATTAAGAGAAATTAGCGGAATCGTTGGCACCACTTTGGTTCTCAACGGTTCAGTAACAGTAGGCCACAAAGGTGATGAAAATACTTATACTGGTTCAGCAACTGCTTTAGCTGGAACCGGAACTGGTTGCCAATTAAACATTGGTGTCACAGGTGGCGGTTACAATTTAAATGCCATTGCAGCAGCAGGAACTGGTTATGCTCGCGGAGATACTTTACGACTATTGGGCGACCAATTAGGCGGAACTACTCCCGACAACGATCTTTATTTGAATGTTAACTCTGTTGGCGCTGGCGGCAGCGTAACTTCGGCAACTATCGTCGAAGGCACTGGTGTTGGAACAGCCACATACAGCGGAATTTCCACAGGTAACGCTGGATCTAGAGGAACTGGAGCCGTATGGACCATCACTAGACAGAACGGTGTTTATACAGTAACCAGTTATGGATCTAATCCTACCAGCAATTATTACTTCGGTAATAGATTCCGTGTTACAGGCAGCAACTTTGAAGGCACAGATGGAGTTCACGATTGCACATTTACAATCGCCCATCCAGTCGGCGGAACACTAACTCAATTACCAACCGCAGCAGGAACAGTTCAGAGAGGAGATCAGATTCCAGTATATGCAACTATCACGTTATCTGAAGGAACTACTGGATTGGTATCTGCCGGTAACAGCATTACATATTCTGCGATTGCTTCAGTTCAAGTAGCATTTGCAAGCAATCATGGTTTTGTTCCAGGCATGGGATTAAACATTGCAATTACATCAACAGGATCAAATCACCAATTAGCTGGCGGACCTTTCTTTGTAGAGCAAATTATAAATGCAACCACTATTAGATATGTGGCCAGAGCTCCGGGAACAATTGACACTGGAACTACTCTAGAAGGTGTGGTATACGCAAGACCCGATACATTCTTTACACATAGACCATTCGACGGCGGAGTTATGCTAGGCACAGGCGGTCCTCAGCATGGTGGTCATGCTATTCGTCAAAGTAAAAAGTATATTCGTTATCAGTCTGGTAAAGGCGCGATGTATAATACCGGTGCTTTGTTTGCTCCTAGCTTTGATTTAAGATCAGTAACAGCAGCTTCAACAGCATCTGGAGCGATTATTACAGTGACTACCGATGACGTAGATCACGGAGTCCAAGCCGGTGCAACTATTCGACTAAGTGGAATTACAACCACAGGGTATAACAATGATTACACCGTAAACGAAATTGTAGACGAAAGAAGTTTCCGTGTTACTGCCGGAGTTCAATTAGGATCAACTACCGCAGTTTTAGGATCACAAGCACAGATGAGCTTGGTCAACTGGCACGGTGCAGTGGTTAGATCTGGTCCGTTTGATGATCAAAACGGTATTTTTTATCAATACGACGGTAGAGAATTAGCTGTAGGGCGTAGAACATCTACTTTCCAAATTGCAGGAACGATCGCTATTGGTTTAAATTCTAACTTGGTTACAGGAACAAATACACGTTTCCGCGATCAGTTGCAGGAAGGAGATCGAATTGTTATCCGTGGAATGACTCACGTTGTGGCAACGATCGCTGACAATACTACAATGTATGTTACTCCGGACTGGAGGGGAGTAAATGCAGTTAGCGGTGTTAAAGTCTGTAAGGTTCAAGATTTAATTATTCCACAATCAGAGTGGAACTTAGATAAGTGCGACGGCACAGGACCATCTGGATATAACATCGACATCACAAAAATGCAGATGATTGGTATACAATTTAGCTGGTATGGTGCTGGTTTTATTGATTGGATGGTCCGTGGTCCGGAAGGTAATTACACATTCTGTCATAGATTAAAAGGTAACAACTTAAACACTGAAGCTTATATGAGAACTGGTAACTTACCTGTTCGATACGAAGTGTTAAACGAGGGTGCTAGATCTAGATTAAATGGAGCTATGACATCTGGTCAAAATACGTTGACTTTAGATGATGTCGGTAATTTTCCATCTAGCGGAATTGTGTTTATTGACAACGAAATCATTTCGTATTCAGGAAGAAATACCACATCTAATCAATTAACTGGACTTACACGAGCCGCGTCAATGTCGAACTTTGCCGCAGGTGCTACAAGAAGTTACACAGCCGGATCAGCAACTTCGCATTTAGATAGAACAGGCGTAGTGTTAATTTCAAATACAACAAGCCCGATTATTAGCCACTGGGGTAGTGCTTATTTGATTGACGGTAATTTCGATTCTGATCGTGGTTACATTTTCTCATATGCATCTACTGGTAACAGTATTGATACTACTAAGAAGACTGTGTTCTTGATTCGACTAGCACCGTCGGTGTCAAATGCTGTAACAGGCGACTTGGGCGAAAAAGAATTGTTGAATCGTGCGCAGTTACTATTAACTTCGATCGCGATTACATCCGATGATATGACCACAGGTGCTTCGGGTATAGTTATTGAGGGTGTGTTAAATCCTCAAAACTATCCATTAAACCCAAGTGACATTTCTTGGAACGGATTGACAGCACTGTCAGCCGGAGGACAGCCTAGCTTTGCACAGATTGCTCCGGGTGGTTCTGTGAACTGGAACGGCGGCGCAACTACTACCACAGCTAACGGAACAACCACTGCTACGATGACTAATACTATTGCGGTGCCTAACAACACAGCATTTAATAGAGGCAGTGGATCTACATTCTTCTATGTGACACAGGCATCGTGGCAATCATCTGGGGCATTCGTTGCTCCTACAAACTACACTTCTCCGTTAGCTGGTGTTACTATTAACGATGTTAAATTCCCTGCAGGAACAAGAATATCGTCAGTGTCGGGACCATTTAACTTCTCTGGCATTAACTACTATCAAATTAATACCAGCGCAGCTTCAACTGCCGCAATCAATGCTAACCAAACAGTTACATTGAACTTAGGTGGTGCAAGTGCTGCGGTTACATCTACACTATACTTTACACAGGCAAGCTGGGTATCGAGCGGTGCTACAACTAACACACTTGTGTCTGACGCTAAATTCCCAGCCAACACTCGTGTATCATCAGTGTCTGGTCCGTTGACATTCGGTGCTACAACATATTATGCAGTGACCTTTACACAGAGCTCATTGTCTTCGACTAGTGCAGGTGGAACTGTTACATTTAGTTTTGGTCAACCGGCGTATGCATTGCCAGGAGAAACAGTATTTTCGTTCGTAGCTAACCCCGGCGAAACTGCGTCATTAGATCTAACACAGTTGAAAGAACTAGGAACGACCAGTATTGGCGGACGAGGAACATTCCCGAATGGTCCGGACGTTCTAGCTATTAACGTTTATAAGGTTGGCGGAACTTCGACTACAGCTAACTTGATTCTAAGATGGGGCGAAGCTCAGGCTTGATGCTTCTGGGCTTCTTTCCAATCTTTTACTAAAGTTTGTAGACGTTTTCTAGATTGGGTAATGGTATCTCGAATGTCGGGAGCCATTACACCTAATTGACGAGTTATGGCTAACTCTAGATGACGGTTATCTAATTCTTTCACAGAATTAACTAGTTTACCTATTAAATTATTAAATTCAATCTTAACAGGACCTTCTGGCATCTGTTCATAGACTGATTGATATTCAGATAATTCTTGTTTAAATCTTTCAGATTTTTGCACTGTCGGTAGCATTTTCTAACTCCAATATTGTAGCAATTTTAGTTTTTATAATTTGATTATTTAATGTCGTTTTTAAACCAATGTGTAAATTTCTAGGCAACTGATCTAATACTGCCCAACATATAGTAGCAGAGGCCTGGGTTAAAAACTCATGATCGACGAGACAGATGTAAGTTCCATACTCAAATCCTCGGTCCTCGCTGAGATACAACTCGATCGGAACTATGCGTCCTCGAGAATATCGACTCATCAAGTCTTGTGAATCTTCTAATAGTGTTGAGTTTCTAGCAAAAGTAGGCACAGTCCAATGTTGATCATCTAAGATCAACAGCAATCTTCCTGTGTTTTTAGCTAAGAAAAGTAATCCGGCACGCTGTTGCATACCTTTACTTATTGTGGATCTAAGATGAAGCCCCAACTATTTGGAGCATATTCGCCTTCAAAAGATTTTAACCACTGCTCGCCATCCCAGCGATACTGTATACCGGTTCTTAAGTTTTGGATATAAGTTGGATCTTCGCCAGTAGCAGGATTCCAAACTTGCTTCCAAGTAGTGCCATCCCATTCGATAATACTATTAGCACGAATTACACAGTCGTTGCCTACAGTATCCTTCCAGGCGTCTGGTCCGTCATATAATGTTGCAGAACTATCCACAGCTGGCGGTCCAAAACTTCCTCCTACATTTTCGCTAATGTTAACATCGTCTAACATTAAGAAACGTAATCCTAACGGAATCTGCGCGGCAGATCCGTATACTTCAATAGGATTATATTTGTAAGGATCAATGATAGCATCAACTGTTCCTCTAGCAGCTACTCCGCTGACAGAACTATTGATGATTGTATTTGTAGGAACAGTATCTTGATCAAATGTAACTACGATAATACTAGGGTCAACAGCATTGACCGCAAAAGTTCCTATCATATCGTATCCATTAGGCTGTTTGAAAAATATTTGACTACCAGCATGGTATCCGCCTTGAATATCTAAAATCGTTTCCCAAGATACAGGATCACCATTTTTATAATCTTTCTGGTCAAGGCCTAGGGCTAATACAGCACTAGTTGGGTTTACGAGACTCACATCGTAATCGTAAGGTTGTCCATTTTGACTCTTAAACAATAATATTCTATAATTGTTTGTAGTAGTCTGGAATTTACCTGTATTTCTGTTAAAGATTAGATCTTCGAGATCAGCGATCTCACCTTGTTCGGTAAACACATTACTAATAACACTCTTAACAATGCCAAGACGTTTAACCTTAGCAGGAGGTGTAATATAGATAGGCATTTCAAATTCCATAGAACAAATATCGATATCAGATTCTGCTCCTTGCGGAATTGATCTAGAACTAAAATTAATCGATTTAAGATCGATCACACTTAAACTAGTCCAGTCGACATAGTTATCTGTAGTTTGTATTTCCAAACTTGGATTGAATAAAACTAAAATCTGTTCTAATAGTTGAAGCTTTTGATCAGTATTGCTGGTCCATACATCACATTTCATTGTAAGTTTGAACGGTGTAGGCATTAAACGTTCTACAGTATAGTTTCCGCCTTGAACATTTTGATATTGTATAGTTCCGTCAGTATCTGTGTATCTACGTTCTCTAATGTTTACTTTACTGATAAATGTGGCATCGCTAATTCTTGTAGTATCTAGTTCAAGACCAGTAATATAACAAGCCATACGTGGAACTGTAGGCATTTTATTTTCGCTGTTATCTTTAATGATACTTGCAACTTGTCTAGTTAAATCACCATACATCACTGGAACAGTTTTTTCTTCGGGTGTAGCTCCACCTGTTTTATATTTGAAGCCTATAAACACACGCATAAACTGTGTTACATATCTTCTTATCTGTCCGTCGTAAAAATAATCCATTATTCATCCGCCTGTGGTCTTAAAGCCTTAGACAAGCTCTGTTTTTCTTTAACATTTCTGCCATCGATTGTAGCACTGGCTTTGTTATTGATAAAGCTGCTCTTGAGAGTTTGACGTATTTCTTCCCAGTAAGGAGATTCGACAGCAGGTTGTATTCCAGCAGGAACTGCTTTAACAGCTACAAAATATGCACCGCCAAATGTAACATTGTCTCCGGCAACATAAGTTGAAGTTTCTGTCCAAGAACCTCTATCAACTTTACCGTCAAATCCTTGACTGTTACTCATAGTCATACGTTTTACATCCTCCATCTTGACCCATCGAGCGCCATTGTATCGGAATAATCTGTTCGGTAGGTAATCTGTTCTTAGACAGAATTGACCTTCCATGGCATTAATAGGAAATGCTATACCGGAAGAGAACGGAGCGCCATTCGGTGGACGACCGTCGTCTGTAATATATCCAATATAATCTTTGTGATCTGGAGATTGATTTACAGTGTCAGCTGTAACACTCATGTAAATCGGCTCCCCATTTTCGTCATAAATGGTATTACCGTTCGGATCTGTTGTAGGAATTAGAACGAGATCATCTCGATCAGCAGTGACTAGTGCTACTTCTCCATTGGTATCTGTTTGTATGGTATAGAATTTAGAAGTATCGTAACCGCTCTTAGGAGCATCGGCCTCGGCTTGATCAAGAACTGCCTGTGTGATCTGCATTTCTTTTTCGTATGTCGACATAATGTCGCGTAATGTTTGATCACTACCTTCACCTGCAACACCGTCAAGAATATCTTTAAACTCTTGGCTATCAACTAGAGGTTTGCATTTAGCACGATATAAATGCGGATACCAAGTAACAGAAAATCCTTCTGCTGCTCTAGTAACTTCTTCTATAACATAAAATCGTTTTAATGCAAATTGAAAATCATTCAATGCAAATTCATCTTTTAAATGGGGCAACTCAATTACATCGCCTGCGATTAACTTTCGTCCAATTTTTTCCACAGTATCGTTAATGTGGAATGTAATAAAAATCGTATCATTTTGTAAAAATAATCCAAATTGGCTCAGATTAAAATCAGTGTCTTGTATATTGTAAGCACCTCGCAAAACATAAATGTCTGGATCGTATTTTCTATCACGATTTTCTAAAAATAGAAGATCTTGTATCTGCGTTTCGGAGGGAGAAGCATAACCGGGAGTTGACGGCGTAACGTCGGTCGCTGCTCCTGGGCCTAGATATTTGTGAATCAACACATCCGTTCCGCCGACCTGAAACATCTCCCAGACGGTTTTGTCGATAAATTTGTAATCATTGCCCTTTTCTGGGCGATAAAGCGAAAGTCTTGGCATAGTAGTATATTTACCGCTACGATAAATACTAGCATGAGCACTAATGACCAAGCTAGACAAGAAGTCTATAACTACTGTAAAGCAATGCTAGGCGACGGCATGATTGACGTTGAGCTAGATCCTATACACTACGAAACAGCACTGAACCGATCTTTGGCTGTTTTCCGCCAACGCAGCGATAATGCTGTAGAGGAAAGTTATGTATTTTTGAATCTTTTAGTGGATCAAAACGAATACATCTTACCCCAGGAAATACAGCAAGTTCGACAGATTTATCGTAGAAGCATTGGTTCACGCACAGGCGGCGGAACTGGGGGAACAGTATTTGAACCGTTTAACTTAGCTTACTCAAACACATATTTGTTAAGTTCTACAAATATGGGAGGGCTAGCTACCTATGAATTATTTGCTGGCTATCAAGAACTAGTAGGTAAAATGTTTGGTTCGTTTATTAACTTTGATTGGCAACCTTCTAGTAAAAGATTGTTGATTCATCAAAGACCTAGAACAGAAGAATCTGTGATGTTGTTATGCTATAACACTAAACCAGATGTTACTATAATCAAAGACGTTTATTCGGGGCAGTGGATCAAGGACTACAGTCTAGCAAATTGCAAAATGATGCTAGGGCAAGCTCGAGAAAAGTTTGCTCAAATTGCTGGACCAGGCGGTGGATCGAGCCTAAATGGTGCCGCGCTCAAAACAGAAGCACAACAAGAAATCGAAAAGCTCACAGAGGATCTAATGAAATTGGTTCCCGGCGGCAGCGGTTATACCTGGATAATAGGTTGACATTAATTTAAACTTAATGCTATAATGTTCTTAATTGGAGGACATTATGATCATAGGTATTTGCGGTTTTATTGGCAGCGGCAAAGACACAGTCGCTGACTATCTAGTTAACTTTCACGAATTTAGGCGAGAATCATTTGCCAGCACTCTCAAAGATGCTGTAAGCGCGGTGTTTGGATGGGACCGAACACTGTTAGAAGGGCGAACTAAGGAAGCCCGAGAGTGGCGAGAGCAAGTAGATCCGTGGTGGGCAGAGCGTCTAGATATGCCTACACTAACTCCTCGATGGGTATTACAATATTGGGGCACAGAAGTTTGTCGCAGAAGCTTTCACGATGATATTTGGATAGCTTCTTTAGAAAACAAACTACGCAACTCAAAAGATCATGTGGTAATTTCAGATTGTCGTTTCCCTAACGAAATACAAAGCATCCGTAATGCTGGAGGAATTATTATTTGGGTTAAACGAGGTGATCTTCCAGAGTGGTATGATCTAGCTGTTTCTGCAAACAAAGGCAGTAACATGGCTATCAATGAACTAAAAATGAAAAAGATTCATGCCAGCGAAACTGCTTGGGTAGGAACAGATTTTGATGTTATCATTGATAATAACGGAACTATCAACGACCTATATATTCAAGCCAAGGACTTAGTAATCAGCAATCAAGTCGCCTTGACGCCAGGTAATACCCTCTTTGCTTAACACCTGAGCACAGTTACAGCAGATAGTTTTTAGGTTAGTAGGACGGCAATTATCTAAATTGCCGTCTATGTGAAATACTCTAAACACTTCTTTATGAGGAGACTTATAACCGCACTTCTCACAGTAATTCTTAGGTTTGTAGCCAGCATGTTGCCATCTAGGAATATGAGCTTTTGGTCCGTGAGACATACAGGCTTCACATAGCCTTCTATAATAGGGTTTACTGTTTTTGTAATAATTTACAGCCCTTGGACGCTGTGCGCAGGCCTTACAAAGTGGTCTCATGCAAATATTTACACCTTTTCTTCCCCTTTTTCTTCTGGTATAACTGCCCATTTTCAAGAGAACACGCTAAATATTATGAGCAACTATTACCAGGAGAATAGGGAATGGCACTACAATCACCCGGCGTAGAAGTTACGGTAATCGACGAGAGTTTTTATACACCAGCTGAGCCTGGCACAACACCTCTTATCGTTGTAGCTACAGCGCAAGACAAAACAAATTCAGCTGGCACCGGAACTGCCACTGCTACTACACAGGCAAATGCTGGTAAGGCATTTAAATTAACAAGCCAGAAAGATCTTTTAGATCTATTTGGTGTTCCATTTTTTGAAAAGACAGCTTCCGCAAGTCCGATACATGGCGGAGAGCGCAACGAATATGGTCTTCTAGCAGCCTACAGCTTGCTAGGAGTTTCAAACGCTGCTTTCTTAGTAAGAGCAAATGTTGATCTTGATCAACTAGAAGGTAACACAAATATTCCAGGTGCTAATCCAACCGACGGCACATGGTGGGTAGATACTCAATCTACAGCGTTTGGTGTCCAAGAGTGGAACGGTGCTGCCGTTTCTACTACAGGCGGTCAGAAGTTTGCTTCTAAAACACCAATCGTATTAACAGATTCTGATTCAGCAAAGCTATCAGGAGTAGGTGGTAGCCCGCTAGCTTCTGTGGGATCAATCGGGGACTATGCAGTAGTGTTTGAAACTGTTGACGGCAGCGGATCTTTTACAGCCGGCGCTGAAACAGTAAGAATGTATTACAAGTCTGCAGGTAACACACAAGCAGGTGTTGCAGCAGGACAATGGGTATTAGTTGGTAGCCAAGACTGGTGTGCAAGCCATCCTACAGTGATGGGATCAGCAGCAGCAGGTTCTTTTACCGCAGGTAATTTCTATATCAACGGAACGCTAGTAACTGTTACAGGCGGAAGCAATCTAACAGCACTAGTAAGTCACATTAACGGTTTAGGAATTGCAGGAGTTACAGCCAAAGAAGCAACTGGTGGTAAGTTGTATCTATACTCAAATGGTGCTACTGAAAGCACAGGCGATTCAACTCTAGCGAATGCTATCACAATCGGACCAGGAACAGCAACACTAAGCCAAATTGGTATTACTGCAAA